GCCGCCTTGGCCCAGCTTATGGGTGCGCTGATCGACGATGGTCGCCGCTTCCTGTCACTGGCTGACTCCCAGATGGCGAACATGCAGGGTGAAGCCCCTGTAGGCACGACTGTGGCGCTCTTGGAGCGCGGCATGAAGGTCATGTCGGCCATCCATAAGCGTCTGCACTATGCCCAGAAGACCGAATTCCGGCTTTTGGCACGGGTGATCAAGGAAAACCTGCCCGCCGTATACCCGTATGCGATTGCAGGGGCCCCCGCAGAGATCATGCTGTCCGACTTTGATGACCGCGTGGACATCATCCCGGTTTCAGATCCAAACATCTTCTCGATGTCGCAGCGCGTGACGCTGGCCCAAAGCGAACTGCAGATGGCCCAAAGCGCCCCGGAGATCCACAATCTTCGCGAAGCTTACCGCCGGATGTATCAGGCGCTGGAAGTCCAGAATATCGAGGAAATCCTGCCGATACCGCCCCAGCCGCAGCCTACGGACGCGGCACTTGAGGGCGGGGCGCTGTTGATGGGTCAAGGCGCACAGGCATTCCCAGATCAGGACCATGACTCCCATATTCAGGCCCACATTGCGATTGCAAAGATGGGTCTGGTTGCAGTGAACCCGATGATCGTGGCTGGCCTCGCTGCCCATGTGCTTCAGCACATCTCCTTCAAGTCCCAACAGATGGCACAGGAGCAACTGCAGCAGGAAGCCATGCAAGCCTACCAGCAGCAAGGCGCGGAGTTGGGCGGTCAGATTGGTATGGCGGCTCAGTCCGGCCAGATGCCCATGGACATGGCTATGGGCCAAATGATGCAGATCCCGACTATGATCCAACCTCAGATGCCCACCCCTGAGCAGATTCAAACCCGTGTGTCCCAGATCCAAGCGCAGTTGATCGCTGAAATCCTTCCGATGCTGTCTGCGCCACCTCCTGATCAAGGGGGTGACCCGCTGGTTGCCATCCGTATGCAGGAACTGGCTATCAAGAGCCAAGAGGTCCAAAATCGGACCAAGAACGATCAGGAAAAGCTGGCTCTGGATCAGAAAAAGCTTCAGCAACAGGCCGTATCTGATGCTTCACGTATCGAACTTCAGGAACAGGTCTCCAATGACCGCGTTCAGGTAGCCCGTGAACGGATTTCTGCCGCCATGCAAAAAGATCAAAACAGGGGTAACCGATGAAATCTATTACCATCATTTTTGGGGAAGACACTGAAGTCGACAAGTACGACTCGGAAAAGAACTGCCCCGTTGCAATCGTAGACGAGGAAGCAAACGCCAAGGGTAAGGCCGAGGCTGTGTCCAAAGCCAAGTATGGCGAGGCCACCTCAAACCGCATGTGTGGCAACTGCGGTGCCTACAACCAGACCGAAAACATCATGGACTGCATCGAAGAAGAGTTCGATGAGGAAAAAGGCCTTGGTTACTGCCAGATCTTCAAATTCGTCTGCTCTTCGGAAAACACCTGCAACCGCTGGGTTAAGGGCGGTCCAATCACTGACGAAAAGATGTCCGTTGGCAAGAAGGACCTGATGTAACACATGCATGTTGTTGTCTTTGCAAAAGCTTTGTATAAGCAACTGGACGAGCGTCGGGATGTACTGTCCGAACAGCTCGTCCTCGGTGCCGCTTCTAGCTATGAACAGTATCGGCAAACGGTAGGCGAGATTCAGGGCCTCGACTACTCTCGAGAAACGCTTAGGGCCCTGCTGGAGAAGACGGACGACGATGTCGAAGACACTTTACGTTCCTGACCATGTCGCGCAGAGGATTGCAAAACAGAAGGCCGAAGCAACTGCTCCCGCTTCATCTGTTCCTTCCCCCTATGTGGAAGAGTCCTCTCGGGTTCTAGACCCATCCCTTCTAGACACGCCACTACTTGACCGCCTACCCCAGCCTACGGGCTGGAGAGTGCTGGTTATGCCCTACAAAGGCAAAACCAAGACAGACGGAGGCCTAATCCTTCCGGATCAGGTTCGCGAACGCGAAGCCCTTGCCACTGTTGTTGCGTATGTCCTCAAGATTGGCCCTGCGGCCTATCAAGACCCAAACAAGTTTGGGGACAGCCCAGAACCGTGGTGCAAGGAAGGCCAATGGGTATGCATTGGTCGTTATGCGGGGTCTCGTTTCAAGATTGATGGCGGTGAAGTCCGCATCATCAATGATGACGAGGTAATCGCGACAATTCTTGAACCTGATGACATCCAACACATCTAAGGAGGCACTCATGGCTGATGACACTGATGATATCGACGTTGAAGTCGAAGAAGGATCTCAAGTAGAGACCCTTGCGGACGATTCCGATGACGAACTTTCTGACTATAGCGGAAAGGTCAAAAACCGGATCAACAAGCTTACGGAAAGGTATCGCCGTGAGCAGCGCGACCGCGAAGAAAGCCAGCGTCTTTCTGAACAGCTTTACCAAGAAAATCAGGCCCTAAAGCAACGCATTAAAGGGTTGGATTCCGGTTACTTGGGCGAGTATGGCACACGTCTTGAGGCACAGGCCTCTGCGGCCAAGGACGCCTTTAAGAAGGCCTACGAGTCCGGTGATGCTGAAGCTTTGGTGTCTGCACAAGAGCAGATGGGCAAGATTGCCATTGACCAAGAGCGGTATCGGCTTGCAAAGCAACGGACGGAACGCACGGATCGCAATGAAGGCACGGAGCAAGAAGCCCCCGTGCGTCAACAGCAGCAACGCGCCCCGGCCCCTCAAGTTGACGGCAAGGCAAAGACTTGGGCGGAGAAGAACGAGTGGTTTGGCACGGACAAGATGCTGACCGCAGGTGCTCTAGCAATCCACAGTACGCTTGTGGAAGACGAGGGGTTTGACCCAACGTCAGAAGAGTACTATAATGAAATTGATCGTCGTGTTCGTCGGGAGTTCCCGAACAAGTTCAAGACGGCACAATCGGCTGCACCAGCGAGAGTCGCCTCTGTCGCTGCGTCTGCATCTAAGACCGCTACACAGGGGCGCAGGTCGGTGAAGCTCACAGCTTCGCAGGTTGCGATGGCGAAACGGTTAAACGTTCCGCTGGAAGAATATGCCAAGTATGTGAAGGATTGAGATCATGACCGACAGAACACCACGCGAAAGCGCAACCCGCGACACAACATCGCGCCGTAAGCCTTGGGCCCCGCCCAGCACCCTTGATGCCCCGCCGCCTCCTGAAGGATACAAACATCGGTGGGTACGCGCCTCTATCCGAGGCGAAGAGGATAAGGGTAACGTGTTTAACCGCATTCGTCAGGGCTATGAGCCCGTCCGTGCGGAAGAGCATCCGGGATACCAAGCCCCAACTATCGAGGACGGCAAGCATGCCGGGGTCATCGGAAACGGTGGTCTTATCCTCACCCGAGTACCTGTCGAAACAGTCCACGAAAGAACCGCGTATTACGGGGGCCGGACCCGCGAACAAATGGAAGCTGTCGATCAGGACCTGATGAAAGAGCAACATCCGTCGATGCCGATCAATCAACAACGGCAGAGTCGGGTATCATTTGGCGGACGTAAAAAGTCCGACTAATTAGGAGCAACGTCTATGGCGAATACGTCTGGTGCGTTCGGGCTTCGCCCGATCAACCTTGCTGGTGGTGCGCCCAACAGCCAAGGTGCTAACTCGTATTTCATCGGCTCGACCGCTTCGGCTATTTATCAAGGTTCCCCCGTCATTGCAGTCAATGCTGGTCAAATTGCCATCACTGGTTCTGCTTCGGGCGACACCTATAAACACGTCGGTGCGTTTCAAGGCTGTGAATACGTCTCTTCCACGACCGGAAAGAAGGTCTATTCCAACTTCTGGCCGGGTTCTGGTTACGCAAACACGAACTTCGACATCGTCGGGTTTGTGTATGACAACCCGACTCAGCGTTTTGTGATTGCGACCGATGCGTCGTTCACTGACCGCGCAACTGCCAAGGCTGCAATCTGGGAAAACTCCCAGTTCAACACGGGTACTTCGGGTTCGTCGGTCAACGGCGCTTCCTCGGCGTCACTCGATGTCGCAACCTTGGATGCGTCTGATGCTTCCCTGCCGTTGAAGATTCTGGGTATCTACGAAGACCCGACGAATCAGGACTTCGCAGCGGCGGGCATTCAGATGATCGTCATGTTCAACAACCATGCTCTTCTGGAAGCTAATTCCGAAGGCACGGTGGCATAAGGGGTCTGATCAATGGCAATTTCGCGCGCACAGTTGTCGAAAGAGCTTGAGCCCGGTCTCAATGCTTTGTTCGGCATGGAGTATGCTCGTTACGAAAACCAGCATGCTGAAATCTACACCACCGAGTCTTCGGATCGTGCATTCGAAGAGGAGGTTATGCTATCCGGCTTTGGATCAGCACCGACCAAATCGGAAGGTTCGGGCATCTCGTATGACGATGCTCAGGAAGCCTACACCGCTCGGTACAACCACGAAACCATCGCACTGGCCTTTTCGATCACCGAGGAAGCTGTCGAGGACAACCTGTACGACCGCCTTGGCAGTCGCTACACGAAGGCCCTCGCACGTTCGATGGCCCACACCAAGCAGGTGAAAGCCGCTGCAATCCTGAACAACGCCTTCACGGCGGGTGCTTCGGCTGGCGGCGACGGCGTGGCTCTTTGCGCCACCAACCACCCGTTGGTCAACGGTTCGACCTTTGCGAACCGCCCCACCACTGATGCTGACCTGAACGAAACCTCGCTCGAGGACGCTTTGATCACCATCGCTGGTTTCGTGGACGAACGCGGCCTGAAGGTCGCTCTTCGCGGCATGAAGTTGGTGCTTCCGCGCCAATTGCAGTTCGTTGCAGAGCGTCTGATGGTTTCCAACCTCCGCGTTGGCACTTCGGACAACGACGTGAACGCCATCCGTTCGATGGGCATGTTGCCGGAAGGCTACACTGTCAACGACTTCCTGACGGACCCCGACGCATTCTTCATCAAGACGGATGCTCCGCGTGGTTTCGTGCACTTCGAGCGCACCCCGCTCTCGACGGGCATGGAAGCAGACTTCGACACGGGCAACATGCGCTACAAGGCGCGTGAGCGTTACTCGTTCGGCTTCTCCGACCCCCGCGCTGTGTACGGCACGATTGGGGCTTAATCAGTCGAAAGACTACCAGAGTTAAGAGAAAGGGCGAGGTTCTACCTTGCCCTTTTTAAAATTTAGGACTACCTTGGCATTCTTTATGGAGGGGTAGTTGAAATGTTAGACCCAAGGCTGATGGATGCGTATTTTGCAGGGTTGATCGATGGGGAGGCGCACATAACTCTCACTCAAAGATCACCTACGTCTTTTCGCCCAGTTGTGGTTGTTGAGATGACCTGTGAAAAAACGATCAGGGCACTTCACACGCATTTTGGAGTTGGAACTGTGCGATTTTTGCCGCGCAGGAAGGAGCACCATAAAGACCAGTGGCAGTGGAGAACACTGTATACTGGGGCTCGAGAAGTCCTGC